ACCATCTTGATTGTGAGCATTCCGTCCATTTGCATTCTCCTTATCTGCTTTGCACTATTGCATCGCATTGGGGTTAGTATAGCACAAACTTGACATATACGGGGGTAGGCATACCCCCACCCCCCAGATTCCCAAATGGGTCCCCCTCCCGCCTCCTACACCATGACTCGCACAAATAACTGATATACTTCCCAAAGTCGCGGAGACACCACGTAACATGAAAAGCTCGAAAGGGAACGGTGTACCAACACGCATGGGGATGTGGCTGATGTTGCCACGCTAATTGAAGGACGCACGACAAGTCCCCAGCCGTGTTGGTTAAGTTTACAGTCTTGCTGGATAAGTATCCAATCAACAACCTTCTCAGTTGCCTCTCTCCTTCGACCCCCTCCCCGGGGGTCTTTTTTTGCTCGTCTCCTTGTCTATTAGGGTTTATCCTAATACCCCCCGGGTAGGAATCCTACCTCCTCGTCGAAATACGTGGTATATTCCGTCAACTTTGGAGTGCCACCTTCCTCCCAATGCAAGACTTGATTCCAGAGATAGATTCTCATATCCCGCTCCCCGCATCTGCCACTGATGCGATGCCCGAACTGTCTCCACGCGAAGAGTTGGACATGCGCGCCAGAACAGTCAAGCTCATAGCTGACTTAAAAGGCGAGCCAATTGACCCAAATGACGAAGAACGCCAGCAGGCGGTCGAAATTGCCCAAAGCATGATGGGCGATCAAAAGCAAGTACCCACTTTATCCGCCTACTCAAACGCCACAATTGCGTATTTGGCTGGGATGGTCGCGCAGCATGACACCTTGGTGGTCAAAGAACTCGCTGATTTGAAGAAATTTGTGGTGAACAAGCTGGTGGCCGAGACAGACCACCCCGACGCCAAGATTCGGCTCACTGCACTGCGCGCTTTAGGGGAAGTTGACGGGGTCGACGCCTTCAAACGCCGCTCTGAAGTCACGCACAAACAGCAGTCTATTGAAGAAGTTGAGAAAGAACTGCTTGAAACCCTTGCCAAACTTGAAAAACGCACTGTAGACGTAGAGATGATTGAGGTTGTACGGTGAAAGTTACACGGGAACAGATAGAAACTCTGAAAAACCTGTTGCCAACAGCGTCAAATGATGAAAAACGCAAAATTCTTGAACTTATCAAGGTCTGGGATGCCCAATCTGTGCAGAATTTGGGCAAAGATTTGCTTTTGGAGTTCGCGGATCACGTCTACCCCGGCTATAAAGTTGGCCCGCATCATCGCAGGCTCGCTAAAATCTTCGAAGACATCGCCAACGGAAAGAAAAAGCGTGTCATTGTTAATATTGCGCCTCGACATGGCAAATCTGAACTCATTTCCTATCTTGCGCCAGCATGGTTTTTGGGCAAATTCCCCCATAAGAAGGTCATTATGGCGTCTCACACAGCAGATTTGGCTGTTAATTTTGGTCGCCGCGTTCGTAATCTTGTAGGTTCAGATAACTACAAAGACATTTTTCCGGGCGTAGAACTGCAATCTGACAGTAAATCAGCTTCAAGATGGGGAACAAATGCCCAAGGTGAATACTTTGCAATTGGTGTTGGCGGCGCTTTGGCTGGCCGTGGTGCGGACCTTTTCATCATTGATGACCCTCATTCTGAACAAGACGCAAAAACTGGACGCCCCGATGTTTTTCTCCCTGCTTGGGAGTGGTTCCAGTCTGGCCCTTTGCAGCGTCTTATGCCGGGAGGCGCTATTATCATTGTGATGACTCGGTGGTCAAAACTAGATTTGACAGGCCAGATCATCAGCCAGATGGGTCGAGAAGAGGGTGTAGACGACTGGGAGGTCGTTGAGTTCCCTGCCATATTGAATGACAAGCCGTTGTGGGGCGAGTTCTGGTCGATTGAGGAGTTGTTGTCCAAAAAGGCTGGCATGGACGTGCGGTACTGGGAAGCCCAGTACATGCAGAACCCCGTATCAGAGGAAGGTGCGCTGATAAAAAGGGAGTGGTGGCAGATATGGGATCAAGATGCCCCACCACCCAACTGCGAGTTCATTATTATGAGTCTGGACGCCGCACAAGAAGCCAACACCCGCGCTGACTACAACGCCCTGACCACATGGGGCGTGTTCTTCAATGAGAACACGAACAATTACAACATCATATTGCTCAACGCCATCAAAAAACGCATGGAGTTTCCAGAACTGAAGAAGATGGTGCTGGAGGAGTACAAAGAGTGGGGGCCAGATGCGTTTGTGGTGGAGAAGAAGTCCAACGGAGCAGCTCTGTATCAAGAATTTAGACGCATGGGAGTGCCTGTTGGGGAGTTTACGCCGGGTAAAGGACAGGATAAGATCGCCCGTGTAAATGCTGTCTCTGACTTGTTTTCTTCAGGGATAGTATGGGCACCGGACCGCAGATGGGCGCAAGAGGTTATTGAGGAGTGCAACGACTTTCCAAGCGGCACAAACGACGACTTGGTTGACTCAACTACACAAGCCCTTGCGAGATTCCGTCAGGGAGGTTTCATCAGGTTGCCAAACGACGAACCTGATGATATTCAGTATTTTAAAAGTCGCCGCGCTGAGCGGTACTACACGGTGTAAGGACACAAAATGGCGATCAGTAAAGGCTTATACGCAGCTCCTCAAGGACTTGAAGAACTCATTCCAGAGGGTGCGCCGGACATTGAGATTGAGATCGAAGACCCTGAGTCGGTGAGTATCGGCATGGGTGACATTGAGATTGATCTCAAACCACAAAAAGAAACAGCCGATACGTTTGATGCCAATCTTGCTGAGTATATGGACGACAAAGATTTGGCCATGCTCAGTTCTGAATTGATTGATGACTTTGATAAAGACACCCAAGACCGCAAAGACTGGATCAAAACATACGTTGATGGACTAAAGCTGTTGGGCTTGAAGTATGAGGAAAGAACAGAGCCTTGGCAGGGGGCGTGTGGTGTGTTTCACCCGATGCTCACAGAGTCAGTAGTGCGGTTTCAGTCAGAAGGCATCACCGAGACGTTCCCCGCGATGGGGCCTGTGAAGACGAAAATTATTGGCAGAGACACCCCTGAAGCAGAAGACGCAGCCGCGCGCGTGCAGGAGGACATGAACTACCAGCTGACTGAGGTGATGGTCGAGTACCGACCAGAGCATGAGAAGATGTTGTGGAATCTACCTTTGGCTGGTTCTGCGTTCAAAAAAGTTTATTACGACCCAAGCAGAGGTCGTCAAGCAGCAGTATTTATTCCTGCTGAAGACATCGTAGTGCCTTATGGAGCCACAAGTTTAGAGACAGCAGAACGTGTTACTCATGTGATGCGTAAGACTGAGAACGAGATTCTTCGACTCCAGAATGCAGGTTTTTACGCTGATGTAGAGTTGGGTGAACCCGGCTATGAGTTGGACGACATTGAGAAGCAAAAAGCCGAAGAGAACGGGATGTCAGCTACTCAAGACGACAGATATCGTATCCTTGAGATGCATGTTGACTTAGATTTGCCCGGCTTTGAACACACTGATAAGAAGGGTAAGCCAACAGGTATTGCTCTGCCTTATGTTGTCACGCTTGAAAAACAGACTGGTACAGTGTTGGCCATCAGGAGAAATTGGTATGAAGACGATGAACTCCAACTCAAACGCCAACACTTCGTTCACTACCAATACATCCCCGGTTTTGGATTCTATGGTTATGGTCTTATCCACCTTATCGGAGGATACGCAAAGAGCGCGACGATGCTCATCCGCCAGCTCGTGGATGCGGGAACACTTTCAAACCTACCCGGGGGCCTCAAGTCTCGCGGTCTTCGCATCAAAGGCGACGACACGCCCATCCAACCCGGAGAGTTCAGAGACGTAGACGTCCCAAGTGGTTCAATCAGGGACAACATTCTCCCTCTGCCATACAAAGAGCCAAGTCAGGTTCTGTTTGGCCTGTTCCAAAACATCGTAGAAGAAGGCAGAGCGTTTGCCTCATCAGGAGATATGAATGTGTCCGACATGTCGGCACAAGCTCCAGTGGGTACAACATTGGCTCTGCTTGAGCGTACTCTTAAAGTGATGGGTGCTGTGCAGGCTCGTATGCACTTCACCATGAAACAGGAGTTCAAACTCCTCAAGGTCATCATCGCTGACTACGCCCCAGAAGACTACGATTACGAACCAGAAGAAGGTAGCCGCGCTGCTCGTAAATCAGACTACGAGAAAGTGGACGTCATTCCTGTGAGTGACCCCAACGCAGCAACAATGGCACAAAAGATTGTGCAGTACCAAGCAGTGATGCAGTTGGCGCAACAGGCTCCCCAGTTGTATGACTTATCTCTCTTACACCGTCAGATGATTGAGGTCTTGGGTGTGAAGAACGCGAACAAGTTGGTCAAAACAGAAGACGACGCCATACCTGTTGACCCCGTGTCTGAGAACCAAGCGTTGCTGACTATGAAGCCGGTCAAAGCGTTCATGGAGCAGAACCATCAGGCGCATATCGCTGTACACATGGCTGCGATACAAGACCCGAAGATTCAGCAGTTGATGGCGATGAATCCGATGGCGCAGCAGATCATGGCCTCAGCGATGGCTCACATCAACGAACACATTGCGTTTGAGTATCGTAAACAAGTTGAGATGACGATGGGCATAACACTGCCTTCGGAAGAGCAAAACAAACAAGTTGCTCCAGAGTTGGCTGACAAGATTGCTGTGATGGCGGCTCAAGCGTCTACGCAGTTGTTGCAGCAGAACCAACAAGAGGCTCAACAACAGAAAGCCCAACAGCAGATGCAGGACCCGATTGTTCAGATGCAGATGCAAGAGTTGCAGATTAAACAGGGCGAGTTGCAGTTGAAACAACAAAAGCAACAAATTGATGCTGCCGCCAAAGCAGATCAGATTCGCGTCGAGGAAGCACGTATCGCGGCTCAAAAAGAGATCGCTGCTATGCAGGTCGCGGCTACAGCAGCCGCTGCAAAAGACAAAGCCACTCGTCAATCAGAAATTGAGGGTGCACGTTTGGGCATTGATGTTGCAAAACACAAGGCGCAAATGGCCGTGCAACAAGCAGCTCATCGCGCTGCTCAAAACACCGGTCAAAAATCTCAGCAACCACCTAAGAAGGAGAAAGATTGAGCGACTACAAACTGTTGGCTCTCATAGTCAAAGAGATTCAAAAGCTGAAACAAGAGCGTGAAGCTTACGCAGCTGCTGGTCGATGCGACACTTTTGAAGAGTACCGAAGAATCTGCGGAGTTATCCAAGGTTTGAACTTTGCAGAAAACATCATTGAAGACCTTGTGCAAAAAATGGAGAAAGCTGATGAGTGAATTTGATGTCGCTGCCGTTGATCTGTCTGGCATTCTGAATAAGACTGCTGAAGAAAAAGCCAAGCAGTTGCCCGACCCCAAAACCTTTCGCCTCTTGTGCGTTGTTCCCGAAGCAATGGAGGAATACCAAGACAGTGAAGTAGGTCTTATAAAAGACTCAAAGACCATGCACTATGAAGAAGTGCTGACCCCAGTCCTGTTCGTTATCAAGCTTGGGCCTGATGCGTATAAAGACACCACCCGGTTCCCCAGTGGGCCGTCGTGCAAGGAAGGTGACTTTGTCATCGTCCGACCCAATTCAGGCACCCGTCTGAAGATTCATGGCCGTGAGTTCCGCATCATCAACGATGACAGTGTGGAAGCGGTTGTAGAAGACCCCCGTGGCATTACACGAGCTGCATAAGGAGTAACACATGGCAACAAAATTTGACGACACATACGAGTTTCCAGATGAAGTAGAAGGCAAGAAAACTGCTGAAGAGAAACTTGAGATCGAGATCGAAGACGATACTCCTCCTGAAGACCGTGGGCGTAAACCCATGAAAGAACCAGTCGAAGAAGTAACTGACGAAGAGTTAGCCTCCTACGACGAGAAGGTTCAAAAACGTATTAAGAAGTTCACCCGTGGCTATCACGATGAACGCCGTGCGAAGGAGCAGGCTCTGCGGGAACGCGAAGCAACTGAAGCCTACGCAAAACAAATTCTTGAAGAAAACAAGCGACTTCAGCAACAACTTTCTACAGGCAGCGAAGCCTATATTGAGCAGTCAAAATCGTCTGCTCAAATTGAATTGGACGCCGCCAAAGAGAAGTACAAGAAAGCGTACGAAGCTGCTGATCCTGATGCAATTGTACAGGCACAAGAGGCAATTGCTAGGGCCACTTTGAAGATTGATCGTGCCGAGAGCATGAAGCCAATCAAGAATGAGGACAGAGAGTTTCAGGCTCCCGCACGCGAAGTTGATGAGGCTCCAAGAGTATCTCCCCGTACTAAAAAATGGGTGGAAAACAACAGCGATTGGTGGGGCGTAGACGACGAGATGACTATGGCTGCAATGGGTATTGACAGAAAGTTGCAGAAAGAGTATGGTGCGGACTATGTAGGTACTGAAGAGTACTTCAAAACCATCGACAAAACGATGCGCAAACGATTTCCTGAGCACTTTGAGAGTGAACAGAGCTATGAGGATGACGAACCGCCTCCAAAGAAAAGAACGTCAGAACCGGTTGACGAGGATGATTACGATCCGCCGCGCCGTGCAACACGAATTACTTCGCCAGTGGCTCCAGCCTCGCGGAGTACACCACCTAACCGTATTCGGTTAAAGGCATCAGAAGCCGCGCAAGCGCGACGTCTTGGGGTGCCTATTGAAGAATATGCAAGACAGGTTGCTTTACTTAGAAAAGGTGCTTAATCATGGAAAACGTCGAAACAAAAAAACCGCAAGCTCGTCTAGACAGAGCATTGGAAACCCGAGCTAACAGCTATAGACCAACGTCTTGGCGAGCTCCCGAAGCGTTACCTATGCCCGATGACCGCCCCGGTTGGAAACATCGTTATATCCGTTTAAGTACTTTGGGTGCTGCTGATCCTAGCAATATCTCTTCTAAGTTACGTGAGGGATACGAACCCGTAAAAGCGGAAGAATATCCTGAACTCATGATGCACGCTGCCACTGAAGGCCGCTTTAAAGGCGGTATTGAAATTGGTGGACTGTTGTTATGTCGCATTCCGGCTGAGTTTATGGAGCAACGTGCTAAGCACTTTGACAACCTGAACAAGTCACAAATGGAATCGGTTGACAACAATTTCCTTCGGGAAAGAGACTCTCGATCCAATATGGCGTTATTCGCTGATAAGAAGTCGAATGTCACTTTCGGTTCTGGTTCTTAAATTTAGGAGTCTAAAATGGCTTACCCAACGGTAGATAAACCTTATGGTTTGAAGCCGATCAATCTATACGGCGGTACACCCTTCGCGGGCGCTACTCGTCAGTATCGGATTGCCTCGGCCTACAACACCTCCATCTTTTTTGGTGATGCTGTAGAAATGGTAAACACCGGCACGATTATCAAATCTGCCATCACGTCCGCTCGTGCAACTGTGACAACTTCACAAATCATGGGCGTTTTCATGGGCTGCTCTTACGTTAACGCGCAAGGTCAGGTCATTTTCTCTCAGTACTATCCTGCAAACACTACTGCTCCAACAGGTACAGTTATTACCGCTTATGTGTGTAATGACCCTGACACCTTGTTCAAGGCTGTGATTGCTACAGGTACTACTGCTGATGATGCAACTTCTGGTTTGTTGCCGTCATCTACCACGCAATTTACCGTTATTGGTACAAACGTGGAATTGGTTCAGAACACTGGTTTGACAGCTACAGGCGACAGCCGAGTAGCCGTTGCAGCGTCTGCAACCACAGGAACACTGCCCATGAACGTCGTTGACGTTGTGCCTGAGACATCTTATGTCAATGGTTCTGGCAACGTGGTGTTCCCCGAACTCATCGTTCGTTGGAACTTTGAGATTCATACAACCACTATCGCCTCTGGCGTTTAAACAGGAGCTTAAATCATGGCTATTTCACGCGCACAACTGCTGAAAGAGTTGCTCCCCGGATTGAACGCTTTGTTCGGTATGGAGTATGCTCGCTACGGTGAAGAACACAAAGAAATCTACGAAACTGAGACTTCTGAGCGTTCTTTTGAAGAAGAAACCAAACTGTCCGGCTTTTCTGCTGCACCAGTCAAAAACGAAGGTTCTGCCATCGCTTATGACAATGCACAAGAGGCATGGTCAACCCGCTATACACACGAAACCATTGCCTTGGGTTTCTCAATCACTGAAGAAGCGATTGAAGATAACTTGTACGACAGCTTGTCGTCTCGTTACACCAAGTCATTGGCTCG